CCATCAAATGCTGTTTTTAATGCTGGCAATGCAATCTCATAAAGTGTTTTCATTCCATCAAACACATAGCTCATGGCTGTGGTTGCTGCATCAAAACCTTCTTTCAATACTGGCAGTGCTTGTTCAAAGATTGGTTTTAGGAAGTCAAATACACTCTGGGCTGCTGTTCCTACTAGATCCAATCCATCCTTGAAGAAAGGCAGTGAACTTTCAATCAGTGGTGTAAGTGCTTCTGCTATAAAGCCCAGTGCTTCAAACAATTTGCCCATGATTGGAACAACTACTTCACTCAATACTGTGCCAATCAATTCAAAGATTGGTCTCATTGTATCAAATGCACCACTTACTTTTTCCACAATGGCTGGCATATTGGCCAGGATATCCTCACTAAGTCTAACCAAGTGAGGCAATAGTGGTGTAATGGCATCAGTCAATAACTGACCCAAACCTTCTTTTAATCTACCAATGTTGTCATTGAAAACTTCAGCATTTTCTGCTGCATCCAAACTCACAATGTTTGAGTTTGCTTCTACATCTGCTAGTGTGGTTGCTAATTTTTCTGCACTGTCATTGATGCTACCAAATTGTTGTTGGATAAGTGGACCAGCTCTACCACCAACTACTTTGGCAAATTCATCTGTGGTAATTGTGCCTTCATTTAGGGCATTGATCATTGCTTGTAGCAATTCAGGACCACTTTTTAGTTCACCATTTGCAGTCCTAATACTGTCACCCAGTTTGTCAGTGACCTCAGCAAATGATTTTTGTCCTTCAACACCTTTTTGCAGTCTGTTTGTTGTTTGTAGCATAGCTCTGTCAAATGTTGCAGCGTCAATACCTGCTTCATTCATTGCTTGCTTTAAAACTTGGAAGCCCTGGAAGGCTTCATTGCTGGCTGTTGCGCCTGCTGTTCTTGCTGCTTTAGCAAGACTGTCAAATTCATCAATAGTATTTTGGATTGTTGCTCCAACACCAATTGCAGCAAATGCACCTGCTGCTAACCCAAGTGCTGCTTTAAATTTACCAGCACCTGCTGTTAAACCACCAAGACCACCTTGTATTCTGTTGATTTGCGTTGAAGCATTATCTTGGGCATTGATATTAATAATATAATCTGTTGACATCACTGTTTCCTTTTAAGTTGGTCATGCTGGTACTTGTAGTATTTAGCCCAACCCTTGATCTCTAGAGTGCTAACATTGTTCAATACCCATTCTACTGACTGACCCAGTTGTTCTGCTAATTTAAATATTAACAGCATTTCCAGGTCTTGTTCTAGTTTCCCAGGCTTTCTTCCCCTAGATTTTTATTTGCGTTGATCTCTGTGCAAACTCTAATAATAATATTAGGATCTACTTCACGCATCAAAACATCTCTGTCACCATTACTGAACATCTTTTTACCTTCAGCAGTTAGTGCTTTTTGGATCAGCGTTTCCACCAATGCAGCCACCAATTCACCCTTGTTGTGTAGTTCAATAACTTTTTGTTCCTCCACAAAATTGCTGAGTGTCTTGTAATAGATTGTTGTGTCCCATTCTGGAACTTCAATTGATTTAAGCTCACCTGCTAGTTGCTCTCTGTAATGCTTACGTGCATTTGAAATTACGCTCATATTTTATTTCCTTGTTGCTTTTCTCAGTGCAGGTTCTACAATGCCTTCTGGCGCCTGCATACTTGTCCTCTGTTTATCAAGAACACCAATGTATGGGGCAGTGTTTCTTGCTAGAGGTATCAGTGAAGTTCTTCCATAAACTCCAGTTGTGTGCGTGTTAACCCATTGACTACGTGCAAAACCTGTTCTTATAGGTGTAGTTGCACGTAATTCTTCAATGAAACGCTGATTAAATTTGGAGAGACCTTGGTTGATCTCAGCATTCAGTTCAGTTCTAAATTGCTTTGGGTCAGTTGCCATTGGTCTCTCCTCTAATATTAGCTAGTTGTTAAAGAACCAGTTCCTGTGAAGCTAATAGCCACAGTCATCATGTCCTCAACACCTGCTACTGTTTCAATGCTTGTGATAATTGCATCACCTGTGTATGTAGTTGTTGAATCAGCCTCATACGCAATTAATTGCACTTCTGCACCAATTGTTGGATAAGTTTCAGTTGTGTCAAATAGTGCTTCAGCTGAACCTTCCCAGCTTAACGCACCAGCAGTTTTACACATCCAGTTTGGTGTCCCTGAAGCTCTCATGTGAGTTGCTTCAATCACTTCAGCATTTTGTGTGATTGTCCAGCTAGTAAGTTGTGCAACATTTGACACACCATTATCAACTGACAATGCTCCATTTTTTCCAGATAAACAAGCCATGTTGTTAGTTTCCTTCTATTTCTACAGTATAACAATATTCAACAGTGAATATCATTCTACAACTTGCAAAAGGTGCGCTTTCACCAATTGCCACAGACTCAACTCTGCTAAGTCTACAATCTTCTACAATACCACCCAGTGTCCTGTCAGCCATAAGCGTGGCTTCAGTTGCTTGTACAGCAATATTGCGTTGTGTATCACGCTCCTTACCACCAACAATAATGATGGCGCTAATTTGCATAATACCCTGACGCAATGGACTTGCTCCACTATACATTGTTATGTCAGCAATGTCCTCATTGGTTGTTTCAACATAAACAGCAGGAAAGGCACTCTTGGGAAGTTCATTGGGAATAATTGGATCCCTCTGCACTTTTCCAAATTTAACACTGCGCTGTGCTTTTAACAGTTCAGTGATTTTGCTTGTAATCTGCTCTCTCATCTATACAACCTTGATTGATCAAATTCATAAACTTCCTGTTCTTCAACAGTACCATCACCATCTTCATCATACTTGATGCCTAATCCAAATTGAACATCAAACTCTTCTTCAAAACGCTCTTTGTAGAAAGCCAGTTGTTCTCTAAATGGATCACCTTCAGGTCTAAATGTTGACAGTTTTGGTAAAATGTATGCAGCCATTGCTTTGAATACAGTTGCTTTTGTCCATTGTGTTTCATTAAGTTTTGTGGCATCCCAATTATGTCTATAATTCATTTTGTTCCACCATTTGTATTGGATCAGGTTTGTTACATCTGCCTGAGCATCTGCAAGTTCATCTGTCCAATCATCAATACCCTGATCAAAAACTTCAGGACAGTATTTTTGTAAATCTGTATTTGTAGCAAAAGCCATGTGTTATCTCCTAGGTAGTATTAGGGGGCGTATGCCCCCTAAATTGTTAGATTATGCTGCGTCCTTGATTAGAACACCACGTGTTGCGTCAATTACTTCAACACCAAATGCTGCTGATGCAACAATGTCAAAACCTACTGCTGCTGCTCTGCGCTCAACTTCTAGGTTTACGCCACCTTGCATTGCGCCACGCATTGCGTCTGCGCCAAAGATAGCCATTTTAGGGTTAAGTGAACCTGCAACGTTTGTGTTGTTTAGGTATGATGATACAAAGCATTGTACGCCTGCAATGTTTCCTAGGAAACCTGAACGTAGTGCTTCAGTTTGGAAGTCACCACCTGCGTATGCTGTGTTACCAATTGCAGTCATTAGATCTGCATATGCGTCTGTTGAAACTACACCAAATAGTTGGCCTGTTTCACCTGCGCCTCTGATTGTTGCAACTGCTGCAAAAATCTCATCTAGGTCTAGGTTACCTGAAGTGATCTCTTGTGCTGTTAGGCTAGCAAATTTGCCTGTCAATGTTTTGTCTGCTGATGCAGCAATTGAGTTACCCAAAACACGTCCCATTTCTGCTGGAGCAATGCCACCTAGGTCACGTAGTACTGTACGTGCTGCGTGTAGGTCTAGTGCAATTGTGTTTTTTGTGTTTGTTGGTAGAGTTGATGCAAAGTCAACACCTGGGTCTGTTTCACCACCAGCTGCTGTTACTACTGTTGCGTCTACTGAGCCCATTACAGGTACTTGTGCTGATGCTGAACCTGCTGGTACTTGAATCATAGGAACTAGTGCTCCTGAAAGATATAGTGATGCTTCCTGTGCTGCGTATACTGTTGCTGCTTTTGTAGGAACCACCAATGCGTCAAGGTTGATACCTGAACCATATTCATCTGCGTATGCCATATTAATAAATCCTTATGTTATAGCTTTCCTGCGTCCTTCATCTCTTTATAGATTTTTCTGTGAGCAGGATTATTCATGTCAAGTTGTGCTAAGTCAAACTCTGTTTGCTTGCTTTGTGATGTGTTGCCTTTTGAGCCAGTACCACTTGGACCTGCTGCCCTAAAGTACTGATGACTTGATAAGAATTCTTCAACCAAGTTGTCCAATGACATTGGATCTGCACTGTCTGTGTATCTGGCGTTTCCTTCACCATCTACAACTTGTACTGAACCATCAGTGTTCATCTTGATGCTTCCTCTCAATAATTGAGCCACATGATCAGGATTTACTGCCTTTGCTTTGCTTGCTGCATTAATAAGGGCGCCATCTACTTTGATTCTTTCCAATTCACTGCGCAATGAATTGATCTCAGTATCTGACTTCTCTTTTTGCTTTTTTAGCAAGCCTTCAAAGTCTTGTTTCTTGATCAGTTGCTCTTCCTCAACTTGCTCTTTGAGCCCTTTGAGTGCTTTGTATTCCTCAATATCAACTCCTTGATATTTTTGGTTTACTTGTGCAACACGCTTACCAATCAACTTGTCTACTTCTTCTTGAGTAAACATGCGTTGGTCTTCAACCTGGGATTCATTTGTTTGGCCTGATGCTGAAGCCCCAGTGTCTTCAGTTTCAGTAATACCATGATTTTCTGTCATGTCAGTTTCCTTGTTATATAACTTTATTTAGTCTTCTACTGGAACCCAGAAGTGTTGACAATTGTAACCACCCCTGACTATGAATGGGTCACCAGGCTCCTTGCCTGCCCAAAATTCACTGTCCCATATTTCATATATTTCATCTTTTGTGAGCGTTTGATCAACCATGTCTCTGCAGAATGGTCTAGTGTTATCACTTTCTCCACCAGCATATTCAAATCTTTCTATGCCAGCACGCTCTGCTCTACCTGCTATAAATGCTGCATCAAACTTCATTACAGTATCCTGAACATTTTTAGCAGTTAGATCTCTTAAACTTGCAGTTGTGTTTACTCCTGTAAGTCTATCTCTTATTACTCTGGTTGCATTTGCAACTTCTTCAGGTGTTGCACCAGATTTTTTTAATATTTTTTGTTGACGCCTTACTTCTCTGTCACTACTATCCATGAAAACGCCACTAATTTTACCACGCACTTGGTTGACTAACAATGATGTACCTATACCTGCTGCTCCACCAATGGTTACCACTTCCATCACATTCTCAAAATAGCTATCAGTCTGGCCTCCAATTGTTTTTCCAGTTTGCTCAGCCAGTGCTTGGGCAGCTACTTGGTCATCTGGTGTAACAGGAAGTTTACTTTGTTCCAGTGTATCAGCACTGATGTCTGTAACACTTTGGCTACTGCTGATGATACCTTGTTTTGCTTCAGCAAAGGCTTGCTGGATTTGTGGTCTCAAACTGGTTGCTGGTTGTTCAGTTTGAACTAGTTCAGCAACACGCCTTTCCAGGATCTTGATATCATCATCAACACCATCATTAATTTTTTTCAGTGTTCTTTTGAGAACACGCTCATGCTTTTCAGGATTGAACGCCATTATGTGGTTCCTAGTTGTACAAATCCATTACTTAATAGTGCAACTTTTTCATTTTCATCTCTTGCAGTTACAGTTTCACCTGTGCGTTCCAGGATCATAACAACTGGTTCAAACACTTGTTGATCCATGCTGGCTAATATTTCAGTTTGTATTTCACTGTCATCCACAGTTAGTGCAACAATCTGTCTGTCAATTTCAGTTTGATATGCTGCTGAACTTACACCACTTGCACGTGCTTTCATTAGGAAGTCCAATTCTAAATGTTCATCACGCATGTCAAATGTTTCTGGATATTCAATGTGGAAATCTTCAGGCATAGTCAATGCTTGCCATTTTAACCACAACTCCCACATAGCCAATTCTGTTTCACGCAATGTATCAGCCATGTCAGTCAATTTTGCATTCAACAACTGGCGTTCAGTTTGTAGTGCAACACCACTCATTGGTGAACCTGTTGTTGCTTGAATAGCACTTGTGTGAGTCATGCGTTTGATTGCTGCTACACTGTTTTCAATTGTTTTTAGGATTGAGTCAGTTGTTGTCAGTGTAGGCTGAAGAAGATAAGGCTTGTGTCCAGGATCCATGTCTTCTTGAATTTGAATAATGCCACCTGCACCTGCGTTTGCATCTGTACTTGGTGTTTTTACCAATGTTGGGTGACTACTGATGCGCAAATGCTGTTCAATTTCACTCAAACAGTTGTAAATGAATCTCTGTTGGTTTGCTACATCTGCAACCAAACTTACACCAACACCACGCACTGGTGATTTTACTGGTGCATGATATACAAAAGGAACTTCACCCAGTGGATTTTCATATTCCTCATAACTTGTAATTTGCAGATATTCACCTTGTTCATTTTTGCTTACTGTGTATTTGCAAACTTTGTCAGTATACCAACAAGTATAACAAACATACTCTGCATTTTCTGTTTCTTTCACTTTGATGTAGTGTAGGATTGGCTTACCAGCAATGTTACGCTCATAATACCAATCCAACACATTCTGGGGGGAATATGTTGCAGCGTATGCTCTAATGCCAAGTTCTACTTCTTGTGCTTGTGTCTCAACTTTGTATGACGCTTTGTCAACTAGGATCCAACAAGCACCTGTAATCATTGCCAGGTCATTTGCTGTTTTTAGGAAACTATCCATGCCTTGACCTTCTTGGTCTGTATCATGCAGCCAATCATAAACAAGAGGATTGTTGGCAAGTGTTCCCAGTTCACGCTTGGGTAAACTTCTAAATAGGAAACTTCTGTAGATATCTACAGTTGTTTGTACATGGTTGTCCAGTGGCGTTGCCATCAGTCTTTTTGCATACTGATCACCTGGCGCACTTTCCTCACCAATGTATTTTGTTAAATATTCTCCAGCCCTATAAGTTGCACCACCAGCATAACTTGCATAGTGGTAGTTGGCTGCTTTTGCTACATCTTTATAATTTTGATGTGTTTCTTGTAATTGTTCTAATGTAAACATGTTTATTTTTCCCTTATAAGGTTGGGGTATTTGTGCTGATCAGGCACAGTAGTATTTAGTAATGACCAAACAGGCTT